CGTATAACCGCTTCTTCTGTTCCTCACCGAGGACCATGTTGAGCAGTTTCGGCAACAGCGTGACGTTTTCGTCTACCGCCGCAGCCAGTTCCACGAATTCCATGTCATCCAGTCTCAGTTCGTCAAACTCGAACTCAAACCCTGTTTTTGTTGTGCCTTTAACCATCGTTCTCCTCCTCTAAAAATGTTACTCGCTCTCAGCGTAGAGCTCTCTGTGTGTGTCACCGTCCCATGCGTCATACGGATATGCCGCTGCGGTTACGTTGTAGCCGACTGCCGCGTTGGATGCGAACTGGATGTCGTCGATGTTGGTGACCTTTGCGTTCGGCATGATGGTTCTCATCAGGATGTCGCCATTCAGGACAGCATCGATGACCCAAACACCATAGTCCAGTTCCTGGCTGTTTTCCTTGACTGTCAATCCGGTCGCCAGTGCTCCAGTTACGTTGTCTGCGCCATGAACCAGCTTCAGGACGTTTTCGTTCAGTGCCTCGATCAGAGTCATCTGAGCTGTGTCGGTCTTCTCTGTCTGCAGAGTCAGGACCTTGTCACCGCCCCATGCGGTAACGTCTTCGGTCTCTCTGGCACGGCTGAATGTAACGCCGTCCTCGCTGACATAGCCCAGGCAGACAAATGCTGTGTCCAGAGTTGCGGATGCAGTTGCCGGCAGAGTTGAGCCGAGAGGCGCCCAAAATACCGCTCCACCAACTTTCGGCTGGCCAGCAGTTACCTGTAATGCGTTGTTAGGCATTTGTTACCTCCTGTTAGTAATGAGTGAGTTCGAACACCGCCTGATAGCGATACTCGTCTCTTTCCTCGTCTGTGAAGTTATAATCCGAATTCAAACTGACGTTGCTGATCTCTGACAGCGTGACGATGTCGCCCATGGCCGCCTTGACCTGTTCGTTCAGATCCGACGCAACATGGATGCTGGCACCGATAGACTGCACAGCGATAGTCGCCGAGTTGATCCGGTTCGTCTGGCCGCCGCCTGTCTTCTGAATCATGACATACGGAACGGTCATTTTCTGTGTCCTCTGAAGAAGGACCGGGACGGTCAGCTGTTCGTCAAGGTAGTCTCTTACGACTTCTTCGATAATCATCACTAACCTCCAATCACTTTCAGCAGAGTGTTGTTGCGAAGGTTGTCGAAGTGCCCTTCTGCGTTGGCCGGAACGACCGCCGCTCCGGATCTCTCCGGGTAATGCCTCGGCTCGACCGTGTAGTTCGTTCCAGCCTTGGCTGCAGCACTCTGCGCATATGACATGCAGACACCTTCCAGTTCGGCGCTTTTCAGCATCTCCCTGACGCCTGCAGGATTCAGTACGAACTTATTCAATGCGCTTCACCTTCACTTTCATGTTCCAGTCCAGCGGGATCAGGTCATCGATGCCCTGTGTCGGAACACCGAACGACCGGAACGTCTGCCCGAAGAACTCAATCTTGGAGTCATCCCAGACGTGAGTATCACCCTTCGGGATTCCGAGGATGTAATCGGCTTCACCGCCACGAAGATCTACCCCAGATGTGAGCTGGACCGTTGTCTCCGGAGCGACCAGCACGTTCTCGACCTGTACTGGAATCTCATCGAAGACCGGCACGTTGGCCGGATCCAGTCCGACCTGTGTCTTCTCATACAGTGTTACCGTTATCCCTCTCATTTCACTTCCTCCGCCGGAGCGAGTTCTTCGACCGGGCTGTATGACCCGATCTTGCCGAGGATGCCCAGCAGTTGCCGGTCTGACTTCGACAGATACAGGTCGCCGGTGGCTCCACCGCTTCCTATCGTCCATGACTGAGAATAGCCCAGTGCGGACATGCTGCCCTGCGTTGCTCCGATGGGCACTCCAGATGTCTGACCATCTCCGAGCGCCCTCACGACCATCCGGCACGATACGATCTTCTTCACATCGTCTGTGGCGGATGTGTCATATGAATCAATCAACGCAGCGGCATCGTCCAGAAGCGTGGAACATAACGATGTCTCGCTTTCGCTCATGGTGCGCAGCATACGAGCTTGCACGTCACTTGTGGTTGCGTATGCCATAATCACACCTCCTGTTACTTCTTCTTCTTAGCCGGTTTCTTTGCGGGTTTCTCCGGTTTAGCAGAAGCGGCGAGCTCGTGACCCGCCGCCTTGTATTCTTCTGCCCGGTCTTCCGCGACCCACATTGTTGTCCCCGTCAGTTTGTTGACGAATTCGATCATTTAGGCAACAGCTGTTGTCAGCAGGTTGAAGCAGTCTGTATCGGCGCGGAATCCGATTTCAATTTCAGCTCTGACTGCGAACATGTTCTGCTGGAACAGGTAAATCGGGGAGTTGTTAGCATCCAGCAGAGTAGCATCCTCGGAGTAAGTGATCTCCACGCCTTCTACTGTGCCGTACATGGCCTGTGTCCAGTCGCCTGCAACACCGACGATGTTCGGAACTGCCGGAGTTGTTCCAGTTGTAGCTGCGCCAGCCTTGTAAGCTCCCTTGGTGACCTTGACCGGAGCACCGAGAACAATCGGAATGGCGCCTTCAGCAACGCTGTTGATGAACAGCGGTCTCTTGTTGTCATCGACTGCAGCCAGCAGAGTACCCTTGCCTACCGGAGACAGAGCGATACCATTCATGTTGCCGCCATGCTGTGCGATGTCAGCCTCAGCCGCGACCAGTCCGCCATAAGCGCTGGTGGACAGGCTCTGCGCCGTGCATCCGCTGAGAACGTCGAAGTTGGATCCGGGAGCGGAACCGGTGAATACTGTTGCGTCAAACTGCAGGCCCAGTGCTCTCGGGAGTCTCTCGACCAGTGCATCATACAGAGATGCGACGTCACGTCTGAACTCCTTGGAGAACGGAACGATTACAGCCAGCTTGTAGGGCTGCATCAGTTTGGTTGTTACGCCAGGATCAGATACCGGCTTTGCGGAGGTCTCTCCGACCCACTCTGCTGTCGGATCGCTTGTGATTACGTTGATTGCAGTTCCTCTTCCGGGGAGTGCGATTTTACGCGCCAGAGACATGATGGCGGATTCTTCCTGCATCTTCTGCAGAATCTCACCAGATACGTCAGCCGGCAGAGTAATGTTAGTTCTGTTTGTAGCTGTTCCAGTTGCCATTGTTATTTCTCCTTTTCAAATTATCCGAGAACCTCAGAAGCCCATTGTTTGAACTGTTCTTTTGGGGTTCCCTTCACTGTCGCTGTTACTTCGCCGCCGTCCTTGACTACTGGATACCCGGTCTGCTGGCTCTTGAATTCAATGATTCCATTCGCCTGACTTCTGCACTCGTCTTCCGTTGCTCCAGTAAGCAGTGCTGCCGGGACGCCGGTTTCCTTAGACACCTCTTCGCGCATCACTCTGAGAGCGTCCGCCTTTTTCCGGTTTTCGAGCTCTGCCTCCAGTGCCGCCGCTTTTTCCTGCGCCTTCTGCAATTCGGTTTTACTTGCTTCTTCAGCTGCATCGAATTTCGCGGCCTTTTCCTTCAGCTCCTCGTAGTCCGAATACTTGGACACGCGATTCGCCACGATTCTATTCACATCTTCCTGCGTGAATGTCTGTGGTTCTTTCTGTTCTGCGTTCGGAGTAGCAATAACGTCCTGATTTGTCGGTTCAGTTACCATGTTGTACCTCCTAATGAGTGAAACCTCGTTTTAGGCACGAGTTGCCAATAAAAAAGCGCCCTTACGAGCGCATCCCTGCCTTTAATTCATTTATTTTCTCGACCGCCCGGTCGAAGGCTTCCTGATCACGCCACCACGATGACCTGACCTCTTCATCCCGTTTGTGCAGCACGGACCCGCCGATGAGGAAGTCAGCGTGCTCCACTATGTTCGGATCCAGATTAGTTACCCTCATGTCTCCATGGACTTCCACGAGGAAGTCATACCAGAAACTGTCGTCGCATTTGCCCAGGGCTGCATATTCATGATACGTCTCCCGGTAAATGGCATCCTTCAGAGTCCATTCCGCGCATTCTGCCGCGATCCTGTCCGGGATCCTTATGCACGGGAAGCTGTTCCACATATACACAGCCGGGACAGTTCCGCTCTCTGGGGGGAGCTGCTGCCACCCCTTCCGGCCGAACCCGCAGACGATTCCGCGATCGTATCTGAGCGTCTTCTTCGCGAAATCTCCGGAGAGAATAACATCGTCCTGCAGATGCCAGGTTCCGTCGTTCTCTTCGTCTTCGTTCTCTCCACACTTCAGAAACGCTTTCATGCAGCTCAACAGGTTTCCGTCACCGTTCCGGTCCATCCAGATCTCGATGTCTGACGGCTCGATTCCCTGTCGAGTCATCTCCGGAATCATATAGCCATAAACGAACCATTCTCGGCTCGGACATGCGTGGATCATGTATTTCATGCTTCCGTCTCCATGCGCTTCCGGTATGCTTCCCGCTTCTGCGCGTTTATCTCGTCCTTGTTCTGCTGGTACATCTGCCGGCGCATCGAGTTGATCCGTTGTGTCGGCGTCGACCCGTCTGCTCCGTAATACATGTCTGCATACTTCTCCGGGTCATAGCCTTCCACATCTGTCTTACTGTTGAACCGGATCGCAAACGTGCAGTCACAGTTCGCATGGATGTGCTCGGCGTGTCCGCCCTTCAGCTGGGCCGTCGATGCCCTCTGCCATCCTCTGGACGCGAGCGTGATGCAAAAAGCGCATGTATCTCCCGACGGGATCCATGCCCACTCAGCGCCGTCCCTGATGGCGTTCTGCATGACCGTGTCGACTCCGGCCATCTTGACCAGTCTGCCGACTGCTGACGGAACTATCTCTGGATTCTGCTTCAGTGTTCCGTAGACCGCTTTGGCCGTCTCACCATAAGTCGCTGTCGATGCCGGAACAGCTGCCGGAGCAGCCGCCTTTGATAGAGTTGCCACAGCATCGTACATCTCGCAGGCTGCAGCCGTTGCCCCTTCGCCATACTTTGTGGCGATCTGATAGGCGTACTCAACGAGGATCCGCGCCGCTTCATCTCCGGTCACACCTCGCTCTTCCAGTTGCTTCTGGAACCGTATCATCTCTTCGGCAGCCTTGTCGTTCAGCTTCCGGAGCAGGTCGATATACCTTTTCCATGCTTTTTTCGTTATAATCATGAGCTTTCAATTTCGTTGATCAGGTTCAGCCCTCTTGCTTTCTGCTCCTGCGCCTTGATGCGTCTGATGTCCGCCTGGTCGAATCCAATCATCTCGAGGAAGACGTCGGTCTCTGCGAATCCCTCTCTGGCCGATGCGATCTTGATGGCTGCGTCCGCTGTGACTGCGACAGAAGGCATCGCTGGATTCTTAAAGTGAGCGACTACATCCTTCTGTTCGTCGGTCAATCCGTCAAGGTTCGTCCCATTGACGATTGCGATCGCCATCATGCCGATTTTTCTCAGCGCCTCACCGTTGTTGGAATTAAGCTGCTCTGCCATGAGTATGAGCGTCTGAGACTGCGCCTGAATTGCTTCGCTGGATGTCGGATTCGCATCGTTGACGACTCCGGTGTCTGATACGGCCAGACCTGATGCTGCAGAGAACTGTGTTGCCAGCATCCGGAGCATTTCGACATGCGGCATGATGTTACCCTGCTGGAGCTGACCGAATGTCGGTTTTTCGCCGGTCTCCGGATTCGTTGTCGCCGCAAGGATGTTGCCGATGTACTGGCGGAATTTTTGGTTGACCACCGCGTCAAACTGTTCGTCGGTAACTCCGAGGAGATACTTCTGCGGAGCCGTGCTGAATTCCAGTCCGATGGTCGCGTTCGCCACTGTCCGAACGTATCCCTGAATCAATCTCCGAATAGGGTCTTTGATCCGAGACTGTCCGAACGGTTTCGCGCTGGTCGGGTTATGAATCAGCGGAACCATGAGAGGCTCGCCCATGTTGTGAGGCATCTTCGACGATGTCCAGACGTCGCGGTATTTTTGGAGCACCCAGATCGCATCGTCCGTATACAGGTTGATCTGCGTCGGGATCCATTCCTTCGTCAGGTCGTCACGCACTGAGTCAGCGATGACCATGCCGTATGCGATGCGGTTCTTCTCGCCATCCCAGACTGCAGCCGCAGTGTTCTCTGAATGGAACTTGATCTTGCAGCCGATTTTCTCGTCTGCCGACAATGTCGCAAACGATGCTCCCAGCTTCAATTCGTCCCGGCATGCCTTCGGGTATTCCGCCAGCAGGTTGTTGTCTCTGACGATGTTGGTTAGCTCTGCGACGTCACTCCCGTCGGCTGCTACGAACCCATCGAACATTGACCTGGATGCCAGAGCGTCTACCGTCTTGGCTCCCCATGCGCATCCGATTTCCAGACCGCGCAGTCCTGTTGGGAGAGCTATCCCCAGATTGACTTCGTTCAGCGGGATCTCGCCCTCGTAGTATTTTTCCTTCCGGGCGTTGGCCGCCGCGTGATGGTCGAGGATCCTGGCAAGGTTCGCCAGCTTGTCAGCCGTGTCTTTGTCCAGGCCGTTGACCCATTGTGGTATTGTCATTAATTCCATGCTATCCTATCCTCATCCTCTTCGACGGGTCGCGCTTTGTGGTCTTCGCTCCCCATAATGCGAGAGCAGCTGCTTCGACCGGGAGCGAATTCTCGCCGCCGAATCCGTACCCGCCGCCCATTTTTCTTTTGGTCGATGTGACTGCACTGTCCCGGAGCTCCGGCTGACCGGAGAACCATGTCACAGTCTGCTCGTTGACGCTGTCCGTCAGTGTACTCACCGCAGCCAGCATCTCACGAACCCCCGGACGGACCACCGACCCCTTCATGCGCCACGTCGACGCTATCTTCTCGGTCAGAACATCAACACCGTTCCGGCCGTCTATAACTACACAGGCCGCTTTGTTGTATCTGGCATTGAGCCAGTCAGCCAGCCACTGAAGTCCGACCCCTGTCGGTTGCTTCTCGATCAGCGACACTCTGGCCGGTCCATCCTGCGGAACCACCGCACCGCACAGACAGACCTCGGCACCGTCCGGAGAGAACTTGACGCCGTATGCCGTCTTCCCTTCCGGTTTCGGTTCGTCACTTCTGCAGGCATCCCATGAGTCTACATCGATGACATACTCGACCTTCTCAGACCGAACCGGCGACCACCAGCCCAGCCGTTCCCTTGCGAACATGTCCGGATCCATCTGGTCACACTCGCCTTCGATGGTCGATTCCAGTATTCTCCGACCGAGCGCAGGATTTGTGTCAGCCCATCTCTGGTGGTCTCTGACGTCTCCGATCTCCGGCACTGAGAACTCAAACCACGCTGTCGAAGTCGACTTCCCCGACCTTGCGTTGTCCCTGATGCCCCGGAAGACCGTCCCGACTGCTTCTGGATCCGGAGGAGTCCCGACGTAAATCGTCTGTGGATTCCGGCTCGCTGAGATGGCCGGGAGGAACGAAGCCTGCTGGTTCTCGTCCAGCTCCTGAGCCTCATCGAAGATTAGTAAATCTCCATGTTGACCTCTTCCGCCGTTCCTCGTTCTCGCCAGGAACTTGATCCGAGCGCCTGACTTCAGGATTATCTGTTCACGCCCCAGAGCGGTCTTGATATCCTTGACCTGCTTCCGGAGCGCCGGCGTATCAAAGAAGGCTGCCATCTCTTCGAAGGTTTCCGTCGATGTCTTCTGCAGGTGGGCCGTGTACAGAACCTGTTCGTTGTACATAATCATGCCGGTCTCTGCTCTTCCTTCGACCAGACCGCTTTTGCCGTTCTGTCTCGCCACGCTTCCGCCACAGGTCCGGTGCATCCACTTCCCCCATGGAGTCAGCGCCATCCAGTCACAGATCGCCATCTGCTGCCATGGATCCAACACCATCCCGCCGGCTTCCAGTATCGCGGAACCATCGAGGCCGTCAGTCTGCTGGTAGTCAAGAGCGACCCGGACGGACGGCTCCTGGCTTCCCATCAGATTCCCGCTTTGATAGTATCTTTGAGATGTTGTCGCCATTATCGTCCTGTCCCTCTATCTCTTCGATTTCCCTTAGTGTCTCTCTGTACTGCCTCGCCAGAGACGCCAGTTTGTCGACCTCGCAGGTCTCTATCCCTTCGGACAGCACAGCCTCCAGACGCTTCAGTTTTGCCAGTCGTGTGTCTTCCATATCGCCCTAAAATTTCCAATGTGTGTAAATCGGCGCT